CCATTGACTTAATTTGAGACAACTTTCTCTAAGTCTTCCATAATCTCTAATATGTTCTATTAATCGTCTATGAAGACTTATGGTCATTCCAAATTTGAACAACATTCCAGATCTATATTTTTTCAACTCAGGATAGTACTTGAGCATTTTTGAAACTCTTCCTACATAAAAAAGGTAAACACATGGTACTTTGGTTACACAAGTATCAAAAACTTGTTTGACTAGAGTAGCGTTAACACCAGCAATATCTAAAGCCTGTTCATACCTTTGTTCATCTGTACCTAAATGAGCTGTATATATGATCTTGGTAGCCCATTTACGAAATTTTTTACCAATTCCACAACGAGAATTAAATATAACCTTAAGTAGACCATTATATGTAAAAAATGTTTTTTTGACATATTTTATTTCTATTGTCGCAAAATCCTCGGGGCGAAGATTTTTTGACAGTAAAAACTGTTCATAATCTTCTAAGTTAATATGATCTCTTTTAATATTTTTAATCAAGTTCTCCATCTCAAAAACTTTTTGCACATCTGCACCTTTAAAATATATTTTATCTTCTTCTCTGACTCCTCTTACTTCAACTTCATACACATTTCCTTCATCATCGCAAAACTTTTCATGTTCTTCTAACTCTAAAATCGGTGGAGCTTCACGCAATGGAGGTTTAACATCTTTAATTGGACTATTAAGTTTAGATGTAGTTCCATACTTGTCAACAAATTTAGTTACATTGCTCTTAACCCACTCTGATTTTATTAAAATCTTGGATCTGCTATAGTTTTCATCGCTTTCTTCCCATCCATTCTTAGTAATCTTTGCAAAAAAGTAGTCGTCTTGGCCAAGATTACGTTTAGTTAAAACATCTCTTTTGCGGTTTAAACAACCATAAAAGTATGCTTTATCAAACTGAATCAAATCATCAAGATTGTATACTTTACACTTACCATAATAAAAACTTTGAGGTTCAACCATCTTTATTCTTTTATAACTTTATTTAACTTTTGTTTTCATAAAAAATTTCATTTTTTTTCAATAGGTACACATCAAAAACTGTTTAAATAAATGGAAGAATATAACTTACACGACTTTATACCACTTTACAATCAAATACAAACTAATGAGTTTAACAAAGATATAAATCACCTTTTAGAATTTACACAGTACAAATTACCTAAAGAAGAACCTTTTCCACAGCATCCAGGTGATTTAATGCTTCATCAAAAGTTTATATCAAATTTTATAAGTCCAAACACACTTTATAATGAATTATTACTTGTACATGAAATGGGAACCGGAAAAACATGCACCGCAGTTAGTGTAGCTGAAAAATTTATTCAAGAAAAAGTCAATCAAAATATAAAGTTTCCAAACACCATACTGAAAAATATAATTGTTTTAACTAAAGGAAAAGGGTTGCAGAACAATTTTATAAATGAAATTGCTCATGTGTGTACTGTGGGTAACTACTTATCTAACGATTTATTAGTTAAATCAAGTATTCAGGATAAACGTGTTCGTAAAAATGTAAAGGTTAATTACACTTTTGAAACATTTGAAATTTTTACAAAAAATTTGAAAAACAAGAGTAATGGAGAAAAACATTCATTATATGAAAATACGCTTTTTATAGTTGACGAAGCCCATAATTTACGTATGTCATCTGATCCAGAAGAAAGAAACATATATAGAGAAATTTATGGTTTGTTTCATCTTTTAAAGTCTCGTAAAATTTTATTACTTACAGGCACTCCAATGAAAGATAAACCAGAAGAAATTATCGATTTGTTAAATCTAATTTTAAAAGATAAATTGACCATTGAAGATTTGCAAAATGAAAAAGTGTTCAAGTCGAAAATAAATGGTTATGTATCTTATTTAAGAGCTATGACATCAGATATTGATCGTATAGAAGTCGGACAATTGATTGGAAAACTAAAACATTTTAAAATATATCCCGTTATTATGGATAAATTTCAAGCTAATTTGTACATGTCGGCTAAACTGAAAGATGAAGAAGAAAGATCTATTTTTAACTATTCTAGACAAGCATCATCGTTAGTCTTTCCAGATCAAACTTATGGTAAAAATGGCTTTGAAACTAACATAGTCAAAACTGGATCGGGATACAAATTTGTAAACATGGCTTTACAACAAGAAATGAAAAATAATTTAAGATTGTACTCAGCTAAATATGCAGATCTAATCGAAAGATTGAATGATGATTTTTCTAAAGGTAAGTTATCCTTTGTATTTTCAGAATTTGTAAAAGGCTCTGGTTTATTAGTTTTAAGCTTATTACTTGAGCTGAATGGATATGTTAATGCAACTGTTAATAGTAACTTTGTTAAACCACAAAAAAGATTTGTTATTTTTACCAATGAAACAAGTACCGATACTCAAACTAGAAGATTGATCAACATTTTTAATAGTTCTAAAAATAAAAATGGAAGGTATATTTCAACCATTTTAGGATCTAGAGTTATTATGGAAGGTTTTACTTTTAAAAACATACAATCAGAATATATTTTAACACCTCATTGGAACTATTCTGAAACTAGTCAAATTATAGCTCGTGGTCTTAGATTAGGTTCACATAATGATCTTATAAAAGATGGAACCTTAGATATACGTATTGATATATATCAATACGTGGCTTTACCTTCTTCAGATGAATCAAAATTTGAGGAATCAATCGACCTTCATATGTATCAAATTGCCGAAGTTAAAGACTTTGAAAATCAAAAGATAATTAGATACCTTAAAGAAGCCGCCTTAGATTGTGCTTTAAATAAGGATAGAAACACTGTATTGAATTCTAACTTAAATTTTACACGTAGTTGCGAGTATACAAACTGTATGTTTAAATGTGACAATAATTTGAACGAAGACCAAGCGGAGGATCGGCGAAACTATAAACTTTTATATTTCAAGTTTTCGAAAGACTACTTTTTAATAAAAAATTTTATAATTGAAATGGTTAAATTATCACCTTTAACGATAGAAAAAATTCAAACAAGCTTAAATTCTACTACATTTGAAATTTTAAATGTGATTGAAGATCTTCTTAATTTTCAAGAAATTTTATTTGTTAGACCGGAAGGTTCGTATTACCTTACTGAAAATAAAAATATATTTTATGCTTATTGTCATTCTGTAGAAAACTCCAATCCTAATAATGAAGAAGATCCATATTTATTAAATTTTTACTCTAGAAATGTTACAATATTTGATGGTAAAAGTTTAGATGAACTTATTTATATACACCAGGAAGATTTTATGATCAAATTGGTAGATAAAGTATTTAAAAGTCAAAACTTACAACAACTTCAAATAATTATAGTCAAACTACCTCTATACTTACAAGAAAAATTATTATGTATTTGTATATCTTTAAGAAATAAAGATACAAGAAATAATTTTGTAAGAGATATGGTATTAAATAACTATAGATTATATTACAAAATTAAAGAAAATTATGCCTTTGTTTGGTTAAATGCTGAAAGTTATAAATGCACCTTTAATACTAATGATATTAATGAATGGAGAAAATGTACTTTTAAGGAAGTACAAAAGATTGAAAATATGAAAAAAGAAAGAGAGAAGGTTAAAATTGTGGGTAATCCATATGGTTACATTGGTCTTTTAAATCGAATAACAAATGATTTTTGTTTAAAAAAAATAGATGCAGTGACAGAAGAAGACAAAAGAAGAAAATTTGTGGGTAAACGATGTCAAAACTGGAAAAAGCAAGACTTGATAGATTTAATTTCAAATAAACTTAAAGTAGACCCTGATAATGAAAATTTTGATTTTGACGAATCTGACATGGAAATGATGAAACAAAACCCTAAATTTAAAAATATTTTAAAATTGGATGGAACTCTTAAAGATTATAAACGTATTGCATTTTGGAATGTTCAAGATATGAACTACATCTGTACCAAGATTATGCAAGATTTAAAAGATAAAAATTTAGTTGTTGATGACCCCAATTGTGGCACTTCAAAAAAAATAAGATAAATTTTTATGATTTAATTAAATCATAAAAATGTAAGTTGAGTTAACCTTGGATTAAATTATAAATTTTTTTGCCAAGTTTTATAGTTTCAGAGTTATAATACCCTGGTATAACACCATAACTTGCACCAACCATTGATAATAAACACGTTTTATATAAAGTGTTTTTTGATTTTAAGCATTGATCAATTGCTTCAACCGGTTTATTGTCATATTCAATAAATGTAGCAACCGCCAATACAAACATTTCTAAAATGTTTGTTTCATCTAGTATATTTTCAAGTTGTTCTTTTGCATATTCTAAGATCGTGAATAACCACAACATTTTTTTATTTTTCTTCTTTCTAGCAAAGTTATTAAGAAATGTATAAAGGTCTTTAGGCTCTTTAATTTTTTCAATCATTAAAGATCTTAATACATCAGAGTATAGAGAAGTAAATAAAATAAAATTTTCATTAACTTTATTAGAAACAAAATTTTTATTTGAATATTTTATGAAAGACATAAACCATAAATCTTCAGTCGAAATTTTAACAGGTTTAAGTATATTATCAATCATATTTTGTATATCCCATTCTTGGCATTTAAATTCTAAAACCATCATATTAAGCAATCCTTCTATTTTATTTCTTGGAAGGTTAATAGGGACCAAATGTACGTCTTCAATTTCTTCTGTTTGAGTGGATGAATTTGTTACATTTTTTTTAATTATTGAATCAGTACTAGGTTTTGATTTACCAATAAAATTAAATAAGTTTGATGGTGTTGAAGTACCAAAGTTTGACGATGTTGAAGTACCAAAGTTTGATGGTGTTGAAGTACCAAAGTTTGATGGTGTTGAAGTACCAAAGTTTGATGGTGTTGAAGTACCAAAGTTAAATGGTGATGTTGTATCATAAATTTTCCACTGATTAAAAGAAGTCATTTTTTATTTATATTCTTTTCTTAAAAAAATATCATATTTCTGATCTAATTTCAACGCGTTTTTTAAAAAATTTTTAACTCGTTATTTTAAGTTTGAAATTTAATAAATAAATTAAAATGAATATAAAATGTAAAAAAGGTTGTTGCACGCTTAAAGTTTCTAATATTCAAGTATTAAAGAATAAACTAACCCTAAATCCATTTGAAAAACGTAAAGCTGGAGTTTTCGTATATTGTGAAAATAAAGTGCTATTGACCCAGTCTTATAACAACTATTGGGGTATTCCTAAAGGTCAAATGGAACAATATGATTTTACACCAAAAAATTGTGCTGAAAGAGAACTTAAAGAAGAAACTGGTTTAAGTGTAACTTTAATGGATGAACATTTGTATAAAATTTTATTCGACAATTGTTACATTTATAAAATTAAACTTGCTAATATGGCTATCGTAAACCTTAACAATCTTGATAACTTTGATTCTACTGGAATAGGTTGGGTAAATTTTGAATGCGCGTTTGATTTGCAATTAAACTTTATAACAAAGACAATACTTATGTCATATATAACTTAAATGTACCACATGGCGTTGGAGCTCACTACTTAAGAACAAATTTAATTTAATGCTTTTTTAAGCATTAAAAAATCTTTTTTTAAAACATGATTTTTGGTTCAAACTTTAAATTAATCTGTAGACAAGTTTATCTTTTTCTCAAAAAGATGAGAAATAGGTACAGTTGTACCATAATATACATATTTTATACTTTTATTTTTTTTACGAAATTGTTCTATGGTTAAATTTCCACCATATTCTACCAACAACCGAAAATTGTTTGCTGGAAATATACGAGTTGTTAGTCCTAACATAAAATGAAGCAATCTTTCTGAATCTGTATACTTTGATCCACCAGCTTTAGATCTTTCTTCGTTTATGTATGCTAAACAGCATTCTGGAGAACAAAATACACCATCAACTTCATAATAAGCATCGGTGACCTCTATAACGTTAAGATTAGATATATCTTTATTTTTTGATATATTCTCTTTAATTACAAAGCTGTTTATATGCACATCGTTATTTTTAATTTTAAGCTCGTTTTGACCTTTTTTAGCAACTTGACGAGGTCTATAGCTTATTGGACAGTATATAATTGTTCCTTCGAATGTGTGATGGTCCCAGTAACATCGTAAGATGTCATTATTTTTAGAACTGATATTGGTTGGAAAAGTCCATAATTCTTTAACATGTTTCAACTCATCATAAATCTTAATTTTTTCATTTGTTTCAACTCCATGATTTTGTCTAATCTTTTTTCTATCAATATTAGATAGATCAATTTTTTGATACTTTTCAGCCATATTTATTTTTATTTTAATTTTGTTTAAAAATTCAATTTATAGATAGTTCAATATAATATAAATATCAAAAGGTGATGCTACTTAAAAAAAGATGCTAATATTGAAAAAAAAAATGAAATTTTTTATAAAAAACAAGTTAGACTCTTTTTACCTATCCTTAACGCGCCAACACATACAAACTTTTTTGAAAATAAACCTACTGAGTATGCTAAAGCTAGTTTAACTGGAGATTGGCCTTGGTGAACCCAAGTTCTTAGGTAATTAGTATTAAATTTTTATGATTATTTAAATCATAAAAATTTGTATTTTTAAATATCTTTTCTAGATTCGTTAATCAATGTCATTTCTTGAATCAACTCTTCTTCAGTCACGTCAGAGTTTTCTAGATCTATATTATTTCCTTTAAAGATTACTTCCTTAGCCTTCAAGTTTTCTTTAATTCTGATAAACAAAGTTTTTGAATTTGGATTACACTTTAAATCTAAGAGAACTTCTAGTTTAGGAAAATTTAACCTCTCTGACTTGAGTTTACGTTTGGTGTAACTATCTTGAGCACGAATAGTATAATACGGATAGTACTCATCATCATTGCGCTTTAATAGAACAAATCTTTCACGTTTAGCTCCTTCTTCTGGTAATGGAGCGCGATCTTCGACTGCAATCCCCAACTTGTGTTGGATACTTTTGTTTTGTTTCTTAAGTCTACGCGTCTCGACTAATAAATCTTCGTTTTGGTCCTTGACTTCTTCGAGAGAGAGAGAGAGCGCATGTACTGTTCTTGTCTCTTATTAGATTCTTCCAGTCTACTAATCATTTCCTTAAGTTCGTTATTTTCTACAATCTTTTTCTCATGTTCTGAAGATAGTTTAGCCATACTTTCTTCAACTTCTTTAATCTTCTCTTGAAGTTTAGTTTGATCCATTTTTTTAAATTCGTTAACAAAGTAGTTGATGATAATGTTGTTACACTTGTCATAAAACTCGATTGAGATCCAAGAAGCAATGTCCAAAATAAGTTCTTTGGGCACATATGTACCTGTAATTTGACAATCTATTTTATCTTTATTATAACCATTAACTTCATAGTAGACGTCAGGATTCTGACGTCTAGAGTTATGATAATATTCAATCATACGTTTTGATTTCTCAAGAACTTTCCATTGTCGAAAATGTTTATTTCCACCTTCAATACATAACTTGGTCGCGTTAAAGTAACCAGTATTTTTATCGATAACAAGTTTAAAGTCTCCAAAGAGACCATAATAAAATGTATCTTTGATGTGTTCATACACACACTCTGACAATTCAATGTTTTCCATCTTTATTTGTGTAATTTTTTACTTTTAAAAATTCATTTTTACGAGAAAAATTATTGCTAAAAATATTTTAAAAAAAATTTATAAATTCTTCATTTTTTAAGTTTTTTAATGCTTATTTAAAGCATTAAAAAACTATTTAAATTCAAAATATGAGAATGCTTTTATTGACTTTGTTTGAATTTGGGGATTTGACCACAAAAGATGTGAGTTGTATTATAAGGTATGATCCATTGTACCATATAAAAGAAAATCCGTTAGATTGGGTAGAAGACGTAAAGAAACCACATTTTATATAGAATATGAATATTTCCACCCTAAAATTGAAAATAATTTTTTACAAATGGTATGATGAAACCTTTTTCTTTCAGATGTTTTTAAAGTTAAAAAATCCATTTCATTACATGGATGTCCATGTTTTTTTAATAATTGATAGAGTACAAATTGAGCATTAATAAAATTTTTTCTTTTAACTATTTTTTCACCATCTGGTTCAATATTTTTTATGGCGTAAAAGTTATCATAAGTTTCAGTTAGTTTATCAAAATCATCTAACAATGCGTCTTCTAAATGTTCAATGTTATCACATGGTTGACCCGTCAATGTATGATGAATGAGTACTATATCATCAAAAAATTTTTTAACATCTTTTGATTCTAATTCTTTCAAAACGTCTAAAACCATGGCTCGTGTAACTTTACAATATTTTTTTTCTCTTGAAAGGTTACATGAAGGTTCAATAATTTTTTTTTCCAACAATTTAAACTCTATTATGGTATAAATTTCTTCAGGTATGTGTGTTTTTTGTTTACCTTGATATTGGATAATACAATCTCTAAAATGCACTTTCCTATTATAAGTATATTTATTAGCCATATTCACACGCCCTACATCTGAAAATGAAGAAGAATTAGATATTAAAGATTGTTCAGCTGAACAAAGAGCGCATACAGCTCTATCTTCTTCTTTTATAAATTCGGTTTTGTTTCCACATACACAAGGTGGTGGACTTGACTTTGATATAAATGTACCAGTTTTAATTACATATTCAAAATTTTTAAGGTTTCGATACTCTTTTAATTTTGATAAAAAGAGTTTTTCAATTTCTTGTTTTTTAAAAGTGTGTTCAACCATTTTTTTTTTATTCGTGTTAAAAAAAGGAAGAACCATATTTTGTTTATTTAAAATATGGTACTTTTCTATTAAAGAAGCAACATCAATGTTAAAGAATTGTAAATTTTCATAATCTTTGATATTTAAGGTTAAAATATCTTTTAAACATTTTAATTTATAAAGTATTCCAGGTCTAAGGTTGAATTTACCATTTAACAAGACATTAACTTGAGTTAACATTTCAATATGTTTTTTATTATTAATGCTTTCAGACTCTATAAATTTTTGTATATTTAAATTAATTTCAAGTATATCCATTTATTTTATGTTATATTTCTTTAAAGGCAATTTAATTTAATTTTAAGGTCATAATAACCTTAACAATTTAAAAAATTAAAAAATTTTTAAAGGTATTTTTAATCATAAAATTTGATTAAAAATATTTTTAAAAATTCAAATTTTAACTTAAAACACGCCAAGAAACTTAAGTTAAAGAGTCCAAAATGGGTTTTATTTTTAATGGTTTTATAAAACCATTAAAAATTATTTATATTTTAAAATCATTAAATTCAGATAAAATGTCTTCTACGTATGGTGAAAATGTCTCAATTGTTGAAAAATTGGGTTTGTTAAACAACGAAGAAAATATATCATACATTAATACATTTGTTAAAATATTATTAGGTTTAGCTTTATTTTTATCATTGTTAATAAATGGTTCTAATATACTTTTAATATTCTTATTACCTAAATAAGGGTGTTGAAATCCTCTTCTAAAACCTTTACCACCTGTAAAAATTTGAATTATATTTTGTATATCCTCCATAAATTCCAATGGGGGGTATAAATTAATATTTTTCAAATCTTGACGTGTAATGGTAGATGTATCAATTTTTTTTATTTTATGTTTGTTAATAACCTTGACACGTGTACCATATAATTTAGTTGGATTTATTTCATTTGTTTTCACATACGTTTCAAAAACTTTACTTGGCTTTAAAATTTTTGAAATGCCAAAGTCGCATAAAACTGGTATTATTCTAATAAGTGGTACATAATAAGTATAATCTGGAATAAAAACACCGCTTTCAATAACATATTTAAAATACTGTAGCGAATTATCATCTGAATGAATAATTTTTACTAATATATTATCTGCTTTAATATCATTATGAAAAATACCATAATTTCTGTGTAAAACATCGATAGCTGATAAAATTTGAAAACAAGCAGATAACATCATTAAATTTGACATTTCTGTATTTATAGTATCATTTTCAACAAAATAATCTGTAAATGAAAGTAAATCATTGTCCATGTATTCCATAAATGTTTCAGAACATTTGTATGTTGCATTTCCAATGGTACATTTGTCGCAAAAAAGAATTGCATATGTAAATAAAAAATTTGGATTAATTTTAAGTTTAAGTATATTGTTGATAACTTTATTAATTAAGTACTCTTTTGGAAAAATTTTATTTTTAGCAAGATTGTATTCTTCCTCAGAAAGTCTACCTTCTTTAACTATTAAATTATTCGAATTTTTAAGGTTTAAATTTATTTTATACGCAACACCAAAAGCACCTTCTCCTATAATAATCGATTTTTCGTTAAATTTTTTTAGTAATGTACCACTGTTGGTTATACACGCAGATCCAAATTCAAATAATAAAATTGACTTTAAATATTGAACTGTTTGATTTTTATTTTTATTACGATATTTTAAAGTAAACTGGTCCATTTATTTTAACAAAAATAAAGGAAAAATAAACCTAATTTATATTTTTATTTAAATACAACAAATGCGATCTTAATTGGTTTAAAGTTAAAGAATTAATCAAAGAACAAGGTTTAAAAGAAAAAAAGAAATGGAAGAAGTTAAACATAAAGCTGAATTGCTTCTTGAAGATGTAAAGAAAGATCCAACAAATATTGATCCACTACAACATTATATTCAACTGAAATATAAAAAAGCTGATTTATGCTCAAAATATATTATAAGAAAAAACGAAATGGAAAAAATAAAAGATGTTGTAATTCATGTTAGAAAAGAATTGGTAGATATGGATAAAAATCATCCTGATTTAAAACAAGAATATATGGACCACTATAATAAAACATGTAAAGATTTAAAGTAAAAATACGGTTCTTAAAATAAAAAATGAATTTTTTAATTAAATAAAATAGATAAATAAAAAGAATAAAACTATGGATACTACTACTATGTCTACTAATTTCATGGGTGTTGTAATCGACACTGAAAATGGTCCTACTAACCCTAAAATTAAGAAAGCTTTGGATAAAAGTTATAAACTACTTGATATTATGGAGTTTATTCAAGTAACAAAATTTAAATTAAACATGGTCATGTTTAACTACTTTTGGCAAGTGATGGTAGGAAAGTGTCGGATGCACCTGGTGGAGCGTGTTTTTGAATGGTTTGGTTATGAAGGTGAATACCGAAAACAACGAGAAAATTTTATTAGAATGCTTAAACGTAATGAAATTCCTTTTACTGAATTAACTCAAAAAGATAAAGAAATTGAACTGTATCCAACCATCAAAGAAGAAATCGAACTACTTCCCGCAAATGTCACCAATTCAAAATTTCTAATTATGGAACCGGATGATATGAAAATGGCCATAATGCAACTTAAGACCAAAAATGGTCATATCATAAGACAATATTACATTGACCTTGAAGATCTCCTTAAAATGTACGTTGAATATACGCTCTACTTTAATCATCGCGAGTCTCAAAGAAAGATTACCAATTTAGAGCAGATGATGGCTGATCTTAAGTTGGAACGTGAAAAAGATCGACAATACATGCGTTCTCTCGGTATCACTCTAGAAGAAGTCAAAGATCAAAATGAAGATTTAAAGTCCGATGTTAAGGATGTCAAGCGCAAATTGAATATAGCTGTAGAAGATCGAGCACCTCT